TGGAAGCGCGGCCATAGACAAGCCAAGCCTTTCAATCAAGTCCTTGCATATGAAGCCCGAGGCGGGCAAGCTACAAGGTCGGGAAACCCCCTTCCAAGTAGCGAGCTAACCTGGGATTTCATCAGAAACATGTCTGGTTCGTGGACGCATCTTTCAAATGCGGCTTACGATTCGTTGAAGAATAAAATCTCCGACGAAGCCAACATGGCGGTGAATCTTGCGGAACTGAGTCAATCGTACTCGATGATTCGCTCGCGTATGCTCCAACTTTACAAGTTTGGAGCTGCGGTGAATCGGTTTGATTTCCTAACAGCTGCTAGAGTTCTGCGCATGTCGACGATCCCAAAAAGAACGTCGGTTAAGCGTAGTGTCTCAAACAACTGGTTGGAATACCACTTCGGTTGGAGCCCCCTAATCGGGGACATCTATACCGCGATTGACATCCTTCAGAATCCTATTAAGGATCATCATGTCCGTGCAACTGCTAAAGATACTCTTCCGACAACGTATGCTTCACCTTACAGTGCGGGTACTAACCCAGCTGCTAGTGGGGGCAATGCGACGGCGTGGGAGTATTACAGGCGGTGGGACATGCAAAAGGCGTTCCACATGGGATGTGAAGTAGGGGTCACAAACCCCAATCTCCATCTCGCCAATCAGATGGGTCTAGTCAACCCAGCTGTTTTCCTCGTTGAGAGGATACCTTTCAGCTTTGTTGCTGATTGGTTCTTCAACGTAAACTCAGTGTTGTCGAGTTTCACTGATTTTTACGGACTCACGTTAAAGAACACGTGGAACAGTACTGTGGTGAAAGGAAGTTTTAACACCCGGAATTGGTCCACCTCCAGATATTGGAGTGGGACCGCGTGGGTCACTTATACAGTGGCCGACCAAAGGTGTTCTAACAACTTCTACCACATGATCCGTTCAGCCGGTCTTGTCAAACCGGTGTTCTCTGCGAGACCTTGGAAACCGTGGGGTAAGGCGAGAGCTGCGACTGCAGCCGCTCTAGTTACTCAACAGCTACGAGGTTTTAAATAATCCTTCCTATGGTTGGTGTGTTAATGATCTCCGCAGATATTCGAATTCAGCGCTGTAACTTGGAAAAGGAATACCATTACTGGTCACAGAGGTATCTTGACCACTACGGTTACCCGTGGTTTGTCAGTGAACTCTATGTCCAGCTGGCTTCCTCTGAAGAGCTGAGCGCTGGTTTGAAGACTCTACGGATGATCTGCAATGTACCAGCTATGAAGGGTCAACTTCAATCCAATGCGGATTAATGCCGCTAAAGGACTAAAATGCCTGCTATGGCTGATATCACCGTCAAGAAATATGACGGTACCACGGACATTGTGTTTAACTCTCTGTCCGGTTCCGGGGGCGATGGTTCCCCTGCCGTTTGGCGCCAGGATACTGGTGCAGCAAGCGGTCTCCCTGTCGGACTCCGTAAGCTCTTCAAGCTGTGGACGCAGTGGAATGGTCCTAAGACTGCGCGGCAAATGAAGTTTAACTTCGTTGCGCCGTATGCTGTCCAAGACACGACTACTACGCTTTATAGCGCGAAGGACCGTGTGGTGTTCGACGGTGTCATCTCCATCCCGCAGAACATTCCTTCGACCGAAATCAACGAAGCTATTTACCAGGGTTTGAATATCCTGGCTAACTCGTTGGTCAAGTCGTCGGGTTCTGCTGGCTTCGCTCCGACTTAATAACCGGAGCGTAGGATGACACCAAACCGCATGTTGCCAAGTGATGTGGCGCGTGTTGCCCTTCGTCTCTACGAGGGCCTTGGTACTCCTATCGCACGTTCTCTTGCAGAAATGCTTGAGAAAGGTGAATGGGATCGGATCTCGGATGTTAATCCGGATCCACGTAGCTACTCGCATCCAGCACCTTATTTCCTTGACGCGGCCGCAGCTGGTTTGCTGCGGAAATGTCAAGGACTCCCCACCACAGTCGACAGGCGGCGTGCCGCCCTAGACAAATGGTACCAGGGAGAAAGGGACTGCTACGAGACCAACGAACGACTGTCCCCCTATCTACGGGAAAACGTACTTTTTCATTCGTGGGAAGGTACACCCGAGGGGCGTATCAGGGAGTTTCTCTCCTTGGTTCGGAAAAAGATTGTCAGTTGGATCGGCCACGCCCCCCCTGAGCTTGCTCATGGGAGGTTTGGTCCGGGCGCTACGTACTCCAAGAAAGGCGGGAGAACCACTGTACCCGACAAAATGTCAAGTACCCCGTCATTGACCCGTGGTGCCATATGGTTCCTACCACAGTGGTTGGGAACACAATGGGGCAGCGCTATTGCTGCACATCACGGAGAGGTTACCTTCGTCCCAGGGAACCGTTTTGCAACGGTTCCGAAGACAGCGAAAACGGATCGGGCTATTGCAGCCGAACCGGATATCAATGTCTTTTATCAGCTTTCTCTTGGGCGCGTTTTGCGTCGCCGTTTGAGAAAGACAACTGGCTGGGACTTGGACGTTGCACAAGAAGTACACGGGCAGGTCGCCCGCACTTCCTCTGTCACGCGAGAGTTTGCTACTCTCGACCTCTCGAACGCAAGCGATACCGTGGCGAAGAATCTGGTCAAGATTCTGCTGCCCCCTGCTTGGTATGAGCAACTCGAT